TTGGACCGCGACTTGCCAGACTTCTTTTGTGCATTCATATGTTTGTACAAACTCATGCGAAATTACACCTCCATCGCTTCAAAGCCGCGCCCTTCCGTGTCAACTCACCGTCCCTACTCGTAGGGCCAGAAACACCGTTCATTCGCGCACAGAAACTCTTTTTACGCTTGGCCCGACTACCCGTCGGGTTCTTCTCCGTAACAGCTTCCTTCAAATTCGAACCCGTTTCGCGGTTGTACTTCTCCCTGCCCTTCGCAGTTAGGCCAGCCCCAGACTCCGTGGAACGCTTCTCGCCTCTACCCTCAGACAGATTTACAGACATCCGTTGATCCGTTTCCGTTATCGTTGACTTCATTATACCGCTGTTGTGTGCGGCGATCAACAAAACCGACCAAAGATCGAGATTTCCACAAAATTTGTAGCGCTGTCCATAATACGCCAGCCTCCAACCGTGCGACCATGGCGGGGGGTGGGGTCGGGCATCGCGCGTTCATTATCTTGTCGCGGTGCGCAATAGTCCCAGCGCGACCATCAGTGCCGTTGTTTTTACAGTGTTTTTTCGTCGTTTGGCGCTGGCGTGACGTCGTTTGCCAGTTCCGCGCGTTCCGTTTCCCACCTGTCGATCATCGATGCCAGTTCGTCAGGCGTCATCTCGGCAAGTGATCGACCATCGGACGCAGCATCGCCGCCTTTGTTCAGATCACCCGACAGTTCGAGCGCAGTTCGAGCAGCCGAAACACGGGCAGACGCTGGCGCATCTGGGTCTACCATCACCACGCGCAGCGTATCAGCTGCCAGATTGGCGAGGTCGGTTTGGTAGACTGTTTGTCTAGCCTGCCGAATAAGCAGCATCACAGAAGGGTTTCGAGTTAAGTCATAAGCGCTTTGTTTGGGATGCAGATAACCAGCCAGACGAGCGGCCTCTGTGGGCTTTTTGTTTTCTCTTACCAAATACTGCACGAAGGCTTTTTGCTGTTCCGTTGCCTTCCGCTGCCTAATCATTCCCATTGCTGCGCCTTCCGCTGTTTGATGGTCATATTCTACATTTGTCGATCGATGTTGACAAATCACGGCCAAACTGGCAGTTTTGTCGATAGTTGGTGATCAACACCGACGATAGCGCAAAAGAAAGGATCAGAAATGATTAACGTACAATACGAACAAGACGCAGCCCACGGCTGGTTGATTGTAAACGCAACCGATGTTGAATCAGTTGGACTTACTGCAAAAGATTTTAGCGCGTTCAGCTACGCAAGCCAGATCGACGGCAAGATGGTCTTTGCACTTGAGGAAGATCGTGACGCATCAGTATTTAGCACAGCATCACGCCGCAAAGGCATCGATTGGAACGTGCGCGAAACGCACAGCCAATGGTCAGACGTTCGCAGCTGGCCCAGCATCGAGACATTAAACCCATCGATCATCGATCAGCTGTTGCAAGAACAAGAACAGCTGACCGTTTCAGAGTTTTACGAAATCAACGGTGTTTGCTGATGACCTACCAATTCGACATGTTTAACGAGCGCGGCGCTTCCCAAGTTGGGGAGCGTCAAACCGATCTTGAGGAATTGATCGAGGACAGCAAGCGTCACACGAAAGTATTGATTGGGTGCGAGACATCAGGGATCGTGCGCGATGCATTCATTGCAGAGGGTTATGACACATGGTCTTGTGACATCCTTCCCAGCGACCAGCCCAGCAACCGACATATCCAAGATGATGTACGCAACGTCCTGAGTATGGACGATTGGGATTTGGTATTTATTGGGCATCCACCATGCACACGCCTTTGCAATTCAGGCGTTCGATGGTTGACCAAAGCACCACCGAACAAAACGCTGGATGACATGTGGCGCGAACTGGATGAGGGCGCAGAATTGTTTAGCGATCTGTGGAACGCTGACGTTCCCTGCTTGGCGATAGAAAACCCTGTCATGCACAAACACGCAAAAGAGCGCATTCGCAATTACCAGCCGTTTGCACAGTCCGTGCAGCCGTGGGAGTTTGCCACCGATCACGACAGTATCGACAACGTGAAAAAACGCACATGCTTTTGGACACGCAATCTGCCCAACCTAGTCAAGACGGGAACGCTGGACGGCAGCACAGCCCGTGCAGACGTACACAACGCAGCGCCAAGCGCTGACCGTTGGAAAATACGCAGCCGCTTTTATCCAGCGTTAGCCAAGGCAATGGCAGAGCAATGGGGACGCGCGGCATCGATTAACAGAAAGGCGGCAGCATGAACACTGGCATCAACAAAGACGGAACACTGAAACCGCAAACAATCCAAACCAAGCTACGCGGTACAAATGATCAAGAGTATCAGATTTATTTGGACTGCGCAGACGATGGAAAAGGCGGAGACATAACGCGCAATGGTGCGCCTCTCAAAACTTATGACGAATGGCTGAACTCATGACATGGGAAACGATACAGCTGCGCCCTGTGTGCGATAAGTGTGGGAGCTATGACGATGTTTATGTGCAGTCGGTCAGCTACTACAGCGCCGAACGTGCCGCTTGGGTGCGGGAGGCGTTTTGCGATGTCGTGCATTGCGGCAAATGTGGAAACGAGGCGGTAGAACTGCCAGAGCAATTCAAAACAGGAAAAATAAAATGAACATACCAGACATGATTACAGCTACGAGCGAAGCAATTGACAAGATGACACCAGCGGAGCGCCTACGCGCTGCGCTAATACTGGCGATCACTGCCCCAGACGACAACAAAGCAGAGGACGCGGTTAACATGGCGCGATATTTTGCGCGGTTTGTCAGTGACGAAACCGTTGAGCAAATCAAGCGCGACATCGAGCGCGGTTTGTCGAAAGATACGGTCAACAATGCAGCATAGAGAGGAAAGCGTCATGCAAGATATACGCGAGGCAGTGAAATATTACGCGCGGAACAAGTTCGAGTTTTTGGCGGACGTACTGTGTGCGGTTGGCCTGTTTGGTCTGCTTTGGATTTTACTTTGGCTTTGACAATAGCGGAGAGCGCCCAGCGATGGGCGTTCCTAGATGTTGTCAAACATCACAGCGCAAAAGAAAGGAACACACATGAAAATTTATGTTGCATGTCTTGCCGCGTACAACAACGGGCAGCTGCACGGCGCATGGATTGAAGCATCCAGCGACGTTGACGAATTACAAGAGAGCGTTGACAAAGTGTTGCAGTCATCACCGCAGCCAGACGCGGAAGAATACGCCATTCACGATTATGACGACTTTCCAAATTTGGGTGAATACCCAGGATTGGAGCGGATCGCAGAGGTTGCAGAATTGATCGAAACAAGCGATCTGGATGCAAGTGTCGTCAAGGCGATCATCAGCGAAGCAGACGACGTAGACCACGCTCAAAAGATCATCGACGACGGTTATGGCGTCCGCGATAGCTTTCAAGAGTATGCCGACGAACTAGCAGACGAAATGTTGGCTTGCCACGATTGCGGCAACGGCAACTGGATCAAAGATTATTTTGATTATGACAAATACGCGCGGACAATCGAACACGATTACACGGTGATCGATGTTCCGCAAGGCGTTTTCATTTCGGGTTACAGATAAGGAGCAACGGCAATGGCCTACATCATACGCTACAAAACCGAAGAACTGGAGCGGTTGTCACACGATGACCGGCCAGCAGCCGAACGCATTCGCAATGAATATCAAGACGCGATTGGCGATAAGTGTGAATTGATCTGGTATCCTACGCATTCAACAAAGGCGGGAAGCCGCCAGCCGCCATTCTAACCATCAATCGCATCTTGCAATATGCGACCAAGGTCATCCGCGAGGGTGGCCTTTTTTATTGCCTCGAACCCAATGGATGCATAACCAGCGATGTCCGTCCAACTGTCGGCGTGGGCTGGATTGTGGGCGAGGCGTCCGAGTTTGAGGATGATTCCAAAAGCTGCGACATCCTCTGCCTCGATGGATCGCCCTGACCTATTGCCGAGATATGCTGCAAGCATTTCTGCTGTACGCTGCATGTTTTCGACAGGCTCACCATATTCGTTATTGCGTCCATTGCTCACCAGTTGTTCGGCTTGGCGCAGCATCTGTTGGCGTTCGGTTGGTGCTGAATCCATTTCAGAAGGGGATCGGGTCATTGGGTGGCTCCTTATTTGTGTTGTCTCCAAATTTTGTGATTTCGCTGTTCGGGAATATTTCTTTTGCTTTGACGAGCATCGATGTTTCGTAGTGCGAGATTATTCGTGCGATTTCATCGAGGGTGTAGACGCGCGGGTGGGCTTCACGATCAACGGCTGCGGCATCGCTTGCGTGTTTGACGATAGCGAATTTGTATTCACCTTGATCTTCTGGCGCGATTGCGTACCAGACTTCGGCGTCCGTGGGGTTGCATCCATTTTTGATTGCTTGGCGTTCGAGGGCTTTCCATCCAGCAATAAGATTGTCTGCCTTTTGGACAAGGTAGTTGTGGTCATCGCCGTTCGCTGCTTCGGAGAAGTTTTGTCTGGCTTGTTCGAACTTCACAGCGAGGCCAGGGGATGCGAGTTCTTGAAGTTTACCTATTCCCCACTTGTTTTC